ACGTCTATTAACAAAGAACGTAGTCTCATTAATTGTAAGTGCTTGTATATCAGAAGACTTCTCATCTGATAATGCAGTGTTATCTAAATAAGTTGCGACGCCTGATCCAGCAACATCTGCATAATCCACGGGTATCTCAACACCATCACTACATCTCCATATCTTAACAGCTCCGTCAGCTCCAACTTGTCCAATGTATTGTTCATCATGTGCTGAATAAATACTAAACCATTTTGTATGTGAAGCGGTGGAGGGTGATAATGTATTTACTAACTGACTACCAGGACGTTTGATCAACTGCCTTACAACGTCGGGAACACCGTTCACTAAATCTGTAACCTGTCCTGGTATTTTCTTTTCATCTGGTTGGGTAGACATACCTAACACATAGTTAGGGACTTTTTGTGTTACACTTGCCATTAGCGTCTCAATGCTTGATAAGGTTTGTATGATTGATAAGCTGATTCATCAGGCCATCCCATAAAGTTATGGTCACCTTGATTACACTCATACTCCATGCAGGAAGCTCTTGCTTGTAGTTCATAGGCACTTAACATTTGCTGTAACTGACCATTAGATACTAACTGTACAGCTGCTCTACCTGATGCTCTATATATAATATACCTTTGGAATGGAGCTGGTATATCTTCAAACTTAAGTAGTCTTACTTTGTTCACATAGAAATAATCATCATCTGGAAATTCAAAAGTATGATTAACTCTATCATAGAGTTTCCATAAACCATCAGAAGTATCTTTCCTTCTTACAAAATCACGAGTACGATCCCATTCATCTGTATTGTCTATACGAGTTACATCAGATTCAATAATGATTTTATTATTTGCTCCAACATTTTCTTTTATATGGTATTCTATATTAAATGTCCATCCTTCTGCTTGTACATCTTGATTTACTTCTTTAAGTAAATTATAAATAAATGATATCTCAGGGTTAGCAAAGTCTAGTCCTGAAACTGGTGACTGACCTATGCTACCCAGGATCGCATTGACTGCGGATAGTTCGGTATCGATATCAACGGTTGTGGTAGTCATAGGTATAAATATTTGTGAATAAAAAAAAGGGAGGTAGAGATACCCCCCTTATTGTTTATGTGTACTGTGCTGCGACAGTGGCACATGTATCTGTTACACCTGAGCTACCAACGGTAGCATATGCAAGGCGTAAATCTTTAGTGGTAGAAGCAACGGCTGATGCGTTACCTGATCCACTAGTATCTGAAGGTGAGAGACGGGTCTCTGTTCCTTGACAGGAACCGTATTCACCAACTGCTGTTGGGGCTGCCATAGTATTTAATTAGTTAAGAAACTGTTCCTATGTTAGCAGGACTCAAATGCTTCCGACCATACTCTAAAGGAGTAGGAGGATTCTTAGTGATTGATTTGTCAACTTGACCTATCCCACTAAGGTTTGCACCGTTCCCTTTAACTCTAGTAATAGTTGTAGATGTTCCAGGGTTTAGTGACATGATTAGCTACGTGCGGAAGTTAATTCGATTGCACCTGCAGGGTTAAGTGTACCGGCACCCATTGCTAGGCGTCCTACGAGTACATCACCCTGATACAATACGGATACATCACCACCGGTTACTTGGACTTGAGGGCCAATTGCCTCTACTACTCCAGCAACATCGCGCTGATAGATAAGTCCACAGTGTGTAGAGAAGTCACCGTTGTAGGTGTTGTTCTCACCGGATACAGGGTTAACAGTACCAGCCAAGAATGGAAGGTTGTTAGAACGCTTGATAGAAATACCAGCAATTTCAACTAGTCCTTCACCTGAGTTCAGGTTACCTTGTGAGTTACCATAGTCTCTGTTGAGGATGTTAGAAGATACCTGAGATACAAGAGCATAGTACTGACGTGGGTTTAGTACGGCTGTACGTCCTGTCTTAGGTAGGTTCTTTTCATCTAGCACAGCTGCTGCTTCAAAGAAGGCATCCACTAGTGCTTGTGCATTGTACTCCTTAGTAACACCCAGTTCAATCTGAGTACCACCTGGCTCGGGTCCTGGAGATGCAGTGATAGGATGAGCTTCCCTTGCAGCTAGTGCAATTGTACGGAAAACTTTCTTATCGTACGCCTCGGCCAAAGCATGACCGATCTTGGAAGAGATCTCAGATCTCAAAGAGTAATGTGCAAGAGTCTCATCTAAATCATAGACGAAAGCAGAGCTGATTAGAAGGTCATCGCACTGGATGGTCTTCTCAGCTACTGGAGGATCGCCTGAACCTAGGATTGGCTCACCTGGCGTATGGTAAGCAGCTTGCATACGTCCCGTGAAGATGAACTGTAATGATTTACCGTTCTTCAGGGTACGTCTTTGTACTGTATCACGTGCGATTGTTGCGCTTTCATAAGCCTTGAACAATTCTCCACTGAACAGTTTCAGATAGGTTGCGTACTTGGTATCGTATGCAACTGAACCAGCGGTATTGGAGGCCGCTTTATTCAGAGCACCAAGTACCGACTGTGTGGCATTAGCCATTGTTAGTAAGAGTGTGTATAAAGTTTACAGACCCTCAAACGTTTGAGAAATTTTTCGAATATATGTTGTGGTCTATCCCACCGTCTAGACAGCTTAAGGGTATCCGCGTACGGGCCAAAAGCCAAGAGAGGGGAGGTCCGACTCTGAGGTGCCTCCACTCTGAAGTGATTAATTTACCACTTCTTATATACTACGTTAGAACCAGCCAATAGGTGAGTTCCAGAAGCAGTACCAGTTATGTTAGCTAGCTGTAAGCTTAGCTTACCTTTTGTAGCTGCAGTAACTAGTGCATTGAAATGTACTTGGAGCCATAGAGCAGAAGTATCTGCACCTACATCAACACCAATTGTTTCACCTGCACCATCAGTTGAATAAGTACCTGTAGATTCTAGGCCAGCAGCAGATGCTGTTGCAGCTGCAGTGACTTCGGCTACGGATGCAATAGATTGCGTAGCAATAGTAGTGGCAACCGCAGTTGAACCATCAGACTGTGCTAGGTTTGCAATTCTATAACTCAACTCATTAGTATTATCTGAATCATACCATAGAGTATAGATTCCCTGTACTCTTTCATACTCTCCTAATGGAATAGCAAGTTCAGATACAGTTGCTAATGTAGCAGAAGATAGTGAAGAACCATCATTTGCTAGGATTAGACTTTGATCATAGAACGTACCAGTTGAATAAACTGTAGTTCCATAGGTAGTATTGTTGGTAAAAGCCATAATTAATTATTGAGAAAGATGACCTTCCGCAGTTTCGCTACGGAAGACTAGTAGTTTTCTGTGGTTTCGCACACTGGGCAAGACCTACAGTGCTCATGTTCATACATGTGTAGACCTTCTATAAATATGAAAAAGGCTAGCAGTCCTAAGAGTGCCAGCCATAGTTCATTAAACTTCATCAGAAGCTATACTTAGCTCCGATTTTTGTTGACCAGTCGTTATCTACGTCCTCGTCTTCAGTAGTAATTACTGCGACTTCTCCGTATACATTCAGCTTCTCAGTAGCATCTACTGATGCGCCTACCTTGCCGGACAACTGCGTGTCACCGTCAGCCGCGTCAGTGTTGACGAGGGCTGGACCACCTTGTACATAGTAGTTTAGTGCTCCTTCAGAACCCTCATAACCAACGTGGAAGTCGGTAGTACGACTCTTATAGTCAGACCCTGTGTAGCTGGCGTTCGATTCTACGTTGACGTAAGGACCGGCGATAGCTGGAGTCGCTAGGAAAGCGAGGCCAAGGATCAAGGCTATTCTTTTCATTGAAATAATTTAAGTGAGTTTCGTGTAAGGCACGCCGCGATACTTTAGTTGGATCTTTTTTTGCATGGATCTTCTCCTTAGTACCACACCCCCGTTCCATGATGTGGTTTCATGCAAAGCAATCAAAGATTGCCTCGAACGGACGCGGTTGCCTGTGGCTTCTACTGCTTCGACAAGCGAGCCGCCAATGTATTCAGTTTTTGTTATCTTTTTTCCACTGGGAAAATGAAGCTGACCCACCGCTCAAGACATAGTTTTTATAAGCTGTCTGTTGCTTCATCTTTGAGGCTAACTTTACATGACTAGGTAGTTGCTTTGCTTTACCCATCAGGTAGACTCAGCTCCAGCTACTGTGCCATCAGTAGTATTACCTACTACCTTACTGCACTGTGTAACTTGATCTGCTTTAGTGCCCGTGTCATTATAAGGTATGAACCAACGGTCACCAGTTGCATTGACTTTGTATTTCT